CCATCACCCGCCGCTCAGTTTATGCGGCGAGATAGCATTTCGATACTCTTTTTGATTTGCTGGTCTTGGTACTTCTGTATATTACCACCAGCAGATTTGAGAACTGGACCTTCGCCACCTGTGAAGTTTTCAAGTGCACCTGTTGTGCTAAATGCGGTAGGGTAGTAAGGAGATGCTCTTGTTGTAACATCGCTGTTCTCCATAATAGCGCCCTTGTTTTTGACATCTTCAACTTTAATCAAATGATTGTTTGTACTAAAGCCTTGATTTCTAACATTGTCTTTGCCAGCAGATTGTGTTCTAAACTCGTAGTTTTGCTCTGAACCTTCCTTAGCAGTGTATTCAGGTTGACTACTTCTGTCAGCCTTTGCTTTCTCAACTTTACTAGCCAACTCATTAGCCTTGTTAAGTAAGTTTGTAAACTCTTCATCTCTAGGTTCAAATCTTGGTTTCATTTCAATCACTCCATTCCCATGTTGTTTCCGGTTGAGCCAGCACTCTTTGCCGACTCTGCTAATGCATGAATCTCCGACCACTCCATTTGGTGGAACTCTTCATTGGTGCTTGGCATATCTAGGTCTGTACCTTTGATTACCATATCGTCACCCATAGGTCTAAAGTCGTCTTGTAGCATTCCACTAGGTTTTTCAGTCTTAGCCATAACAAATCCTGCCTTTCGTAGCATGTTCATCGGATCTGCTATTGCTTTTCGCAAGTTTACATTTTCTTGCTTGAGTGTTCTTAAATCACTATCCATGTTTTCCATTTTACTAATGAGTGCCCCCATTAGTTTCTCCGCTGTGTTCTCTCCCTCACTCATTGCGCTCAACTCAAAGTGTTCTATTGTTTAGTTGCTTTTTGATGCTACCAATGCGGCTTGTGCGAATCATACCCGGTAAAACATCATCAGATGCTTGGTGCACCTTTTCTACTGAGTTGAACTTCATCACGGGTACGCCACCAGCATAAATGTCATTGACGCCAACTGCATCGCTATCTTGCTTTCTGATTGCATTTTCTACATCGTGAGAAAGATAGTCTGCGTATTTTGTAATTTCATTGATATGTGAGCGAGCGCCCATTGCGTCTTGCTCATCCAATGCTTTGTAAAAAGCATCGATATGAGTGCGCATTTTTCTAGCCATAGGGTCAAGTTTCAACAAGTCCATACGAAACGCCACCACTTCACTCATCTTT